AAAGAGGTGAGGATCTAAATTTATCTGATGATGCCGTAGAAGAGTTTGGGGAGAAGGTAAAGGATTCTATTAGGTCTTGGTCTTCTCCTCATAAACAAACTTCTGGTCTTAGGATGAGCAATATAGGAAGGCCAGCCAGACAGTTATGGTTTGAGTCTAGGAGCGAAGAAAAGAAAACCTTCTCTGCTCCTACACTTATTAAGTTCTTATATGGACACATTCTAGAAGAACTTGTAGTACTTCTGGTAAAACTTTCTGGACATTCTATAACTGATCAACAGAAAGAAGTTGTCGTAGATGATATTGTTGGGCACATTGATTGTAAGATTGATGGAGAAGTAGTCGATATTAAAACAGCAAGTAACTTTGCCTTTAAGAAATTTAAGGAAGGTACGTTACAGGATGATGATCCTTTTGGATACATGGCACAGTTAGCTGGGTACGAGGCCAGTGAAGGAACTTCTGATGGTGGCTTCTTGGCTATTAACAAAGAGTCAGGGGAGCTTACTTTGTACAGGCCGGGACCATTTAGTAAACCTAATATAACTGCTAGAATTTCTAGCATGAAGGATTACTTAAAACTTGATGAGCTTCCTCCTAGATGCTATCCTGACGTACCTGAAGGAAAGAGTGGTAACAGGCGTATTGGAACCAACTGTAGTTACTGTCCTTATAAGCATGAGTGCTGGTCTGATGCTAATCATGGGAACGGTCTTATTTCTTATAAGTATGCTTCAGGAATTAAATACTTTACTAGAGTTGCTAAAGAACCTCAGGTGCCTAGACTTTGAACAAAAGAAAATTAAAAGATATTAATAGACACACTGAATTTCTTTTTAAAGAGTGGGTCAAGACTCTCGTATCTGAAGAAGAAGCTTTGAAAGTTGACGATGCTGAGTATCGTGATCTTGTTCCTGATGAGTATCATTCTCTTGTAGAAGGAACTCTGAGACTCTCCCCTAATTCTCCACGATGGATTAAAAAGAAATTAAAATCTATCTGTATAAATAATCCTTCAGTAGCTATAAAATCATTAACATTGGAAGATTTAAATGTCTGAATATGATTATCCAATGACAGTAGATCATTTTATAGTTATGCTTGCTAATAAGATAATGATTTTAAATACAGACTTAGATTATGATGATCTTCTTATTCTTAAGAAGTTTTTAGATAGGAGGTTATTATTGCTACAAGAAAAACTACATTAAGAAAAGCTAGGAAGAAACGTCCCAGAAGATTTAATACTGCATATGATTCTATGTGGGAAGCTACCCTACATGAGTCAATATTAAAAGATTGGGATCATCACGTAAATAAAATATCGTATGTTGTAGAGCACACCTACGAGCCAGACTTTGTTAGAAAGATTGGAAACAAAACAATCCTACTTGAATCTAAAGGAAGATTCTGGGATCATGCTGAGTACTCTAAGTATCTCTGGGTTAAGAAAAACCTTCCGTTAAACACTGAGCTTGTGTTTTTGTTTGCTAATCCTTCTGCATCTATGCCGGGATCTAAAGTTAGGAAAGATGGTACGAAAAGATCTCATGCTGAATGGGCAGACTCTAATAGATTTAGGTGGTATAGTGTGAATAATATGCCTAAGAAGTGGATAGCTGACTGCCCTGAGGAACAAGAATGAGTATTAATAATAGTAAACCCGAAGAATGGGATTCATTAACGTACGGTAAAGCGCCTTTACATTACAATAATGATATGGTTAATAAACCTCCCCATTATAATAAAGGGGATATAGAATGTATCGACGGTATTAAGGCAATGCTTTCTGAAGAAGAATACATCGGCTATCTTCGCGGGAACTCTTTAAAGTATCGCTGGCGCTATCCTTATAAAAACGGAGTAGAGGATTTAAAGAAAGCCGAATGGTACGAGAAAAAGTTATTGGAGATCTATAGTGCAAAAGAAACTGGAACATAAAGAGGAGCGACGAGAACGATACAAGCGTAAGCAATTTAAGGGTAAACCTTTAAAGGTTCAAAAAAATTTTAAACGTTTGAAGACTCAACAAATTCAAGAATTAGAGGCCAAAGAAGACATGAAGGACGCAGACTAGTGGATCAATATCAGAATTATATCCACAAAAGCAGATACGCACGCTACTTAGATAATGAGAAGCGTAGAGAAACTTGGAAAGAAACTGTAGAAAGATATATTAATTTCTTTAAAGAAAGGAATCCCGGTCAGGTTGCAATTGGTTGGGATGAGCTTTATGAGTCTATACATAGCCATGACGTTATGCCTTCTATGCGTTGTATGATGACAGCAGGAGTCGCTCTTGACCGTGACAACGTGGCAGGATATAACTGTTCTTATCTTCCTATTGATAATCCCAGATCATTTGATGAGCTAATGTACATACTCCTGAATGGTACAGGGGTTGGCTTCAGCGTAGAAAGAGATTATGTAAAACAACTACCAACAGTTGCTGATAGTTTCCATGAAACAGAATCAACCATTGTTGTATCCGATAGCAAGATAGGCTGGGCTTCTGCCTTCAGAGAACTTATAAGCCTGCTGTACGCTGGTAAAGTACCTAAGTGTGATCTTACTAGAATACGCCCAGCAGGAGCCAGACTGAAGACTTTTGGTGGCCGTGCCTCAGGCCCAGAGCCTTTGGCAGACTTGTTCAATTTCACAGTAGATCTATTTAAAGTTGCTGTAGGTAGGAAGCTTACGTCTCTTGAGTGCCATGATCTTGTATGTAAGATAGCTGACGTTGTTGTGGTGGGTGGAGTACGTAGGTCTGCCTTGATTAGCTTGAGCAATGTTACAGACAACCGTATGTCTAATGCTAAGAATGGTGAGTGGTATTTGACTAATGGACAGAGGGCTTTAGCTAATAACAGTGCTGTCTATTCTGAGAAGCCAGACTTTGATACTTACGTAGGTGAGATGAAGCGTCTCTATGAGAGTAAATCAGGAGAGCGTGGTATCTTTAGTAGAGTTGCAGCTAAGAATGTAGCTGCTAGAAACGGTAGAAGGGATGTAGATCATAAGTTTGGTACTAATCCCTGTGCTGAAATCATTCTCAGGCCGTATCAGTTCTGTAATCTTTCAGAAGTTGTGGTAAGATCTACAGATACGAAGCAGACTATCAAGATTAAAGTAAAGCATGCGACAGTTCTGGGAACTTTGCAGGCTACCCTAACAGATTTCAGATACCTTCGTAACATATGGAAGCGTAATACTGAAGAAGAAGCTTTGCTTGGGGTTTCCTTAACAGGTATCATGGATTGTTCTGTCACTAATGGAAGTGAAGGCGAGGAAGCAACTGCTAAATTCTTGTCAGAGCTACGAGAAATTGCTGTAAAGACTAATAAAATCATGGCTGAAGAGCTTGGTATTAACCAGTCTACTGCTGTTACTTGCGTTAAGCCTTCTGGTACAGTATCTCAGCTAACTGATAGTGCTTCTGGTATTCATCCAAGGTTTAGTGACTACTACATTAGGACTGTACGTGCAGATAAGAAAGATCCTTTAGCTACAGCTATGATTTCTTTTGGTTTTCCTTACGAAGAGGATGTAATGAATAACTCTAACTGGGTATTCTCCTTCCCGCAGAAGGCTCCAGAAGGTTCTGTAACGGTAGATAGCCTTAGTTCTCTAGAACAGCTTGAACTCTGGAAGATCTATCAGGACAACTGGTGCGAGCATAAACCTTCAATGACATGCTACTATAATGATGATTCATTCTTCGCAGTGTGTCAGTGGATATGGGAAAACTTTGATAGTGTCAGCGGCATTAGCTTTCTTCCAGAGTCAGAGCATGTATATAAGCAGGCTCCTTATCAGAAGATAAGTTTTAAAGATTATAAAATACTTAAAGATCAAATGCCTTTGGCTATGGATTGGGATCTTGAAGAAGATGAGGATAATACGGAGGGTATGCAGACACTTGCATGTGTTTCAGGAGTGTGTGAACTGTGATTAAGAAAATTGTAGACTATGTTGAAAACATTTTCATGGATCTTTATATGGGATATGTTACAGAGAATGAACAATTAGCTTTACTGGGTTTGTTTCTTTTCATATTTTGTACAATGATGTTTATTCTTGGTTACAGTTAAACTCATTGACAGCATGGGCAGTGATAAAACTGTTGTTAATGCTGCTCGTGTTTCTTTTAATAAAGAAATTTCAGAGATGCGTAAATCTGATGAGGGTCTGATAGCTTACCTAGCTAAACATGGACACTGGACTCCTTTTGGACATGTTCAACTTCAATTTAGAATAGCTGCTCCAGTGTTTATTGCTAGACAGTTAGGTAAACATCAGGTAGGCTTAGTCTGGAATGAAGTTAGTAGAAGGTATGTAGATTCTAATGTCTCTTTCTATACCCCTCCAGTATGGAGAAAGAAAGCAGACAACAAGAAACAAGGATCTTCTGATGACATAATTGTGCAGGATGATATTCTTTTTTCTAATTATGAAAAACTTTTAAAAGCTTCAGAACTCCTGTATGATACACTACTTGAGAAAGGGGCCGCGCCTGAACAAGCTAGAATGGTCCTACCACAAAGTATGATGACTGAGTGGATTTGGACAGGATCTCTTGCAGCTTTTGCTAGGATAGTAAAACTAAGAAGTCATGTTGATGCACAGAAGGAGTGTCAGGAAATTG